TATTGATAAGAATTCACCAGGATTTGCACCAAGAAGATATGCAGTGGTAGAAAACGAAAATGGAGTTGTTGTTTTAAGAGGCCCTGCATCATTCAGTTCATCTACGAAAATACTTGTAGATGAAATAAAATTTAGAATTAACAATCAACTTCCATAAACTAACTATTTATATATATGAAACTAGATCAACTACGTAAAATTATTCGCGAAGAAGTAAGATCAGCTGTCAAGGAAGAGTTACAAGAAGTAATGAACGAGGCAGTTAAAGCAGCGAGTAAACCAACATTTACACCAGCACCCGCTAAACCTGTTCAAGTAGAACAGAATGCACCAAGCAAGATAAACCCAGTAATGGGAAAAACTACTTTAGATGAAATGCTTTCAATGACCAAAAAAAACATGACCAATGAAGAATATAAGAATGTATTCTCCGGAACATCGGACATGGTATCACCAGGTCATAGTATGGCATCAAATGTAGCCTCTCAAATGGGAAGAAATAGCGGAGGAGCACCGGGTATAGATATTAACAGCTTAGACTTTGTTAAAAAGGCAGGCGATGTATTTAATGCTGCTAATAAGATTAAAAGGTAATATAATATGGCATACGGAGCAAAACGAATTAACCCTATAGATTTAGAAAAGAGAAGAGCAGTAGGTATTACTGTTCCCCTCTCAGGTAAAGCTGTGTTCAATTCTTCGTATGAAACTAAAGATGCTATTAAGTCTAATTTAATTAACTTTATACTCACAGGTAAAGGAGAGAGGTACTTTAATCCTTCATTCGGCTCAGGAATAAGAAATCTAATATTTGCTAATATCAATAGAGATAATTTAACAAGTATAGAACTACTCATACGGGAAGAAATATTAACATACTTCCCTAACCTAAATATAAACGAACTCATTCTAACAAGTGCTGTAGATGATAATACAGTCCTATTCTCTCTTAAGTTTAATATACGAGACACCGAAGCAGAGGATGAAATAACAATTAACTTCGAACAATAATGGCTCAAGACGTTAACATAAAATACACAGACAAAGACTTTAATAGTCTAAAATCACAGCTAGTAGATCTAGCTAAAAACTACTTCCCAGATACTTATAACGACTTTTCACCAACATCACCAGGTATGATGTTTGTAGAAATGGCAGCATACGTAGGGGATATATTATCGTACTATCAAGATTCACAGTTACAAGAAACATACCTTCAGTACGCACAAGATCCTAGTAACCTATACACCCTCGCTTATCAGATGGGATACAGACCAAGAACTACCTCAGCTTCTTCTGTAGAAATAGAACTAAGACAGAGAGTAGCAGCATCTGGATCAGAGTATGTACCTAATTTTGACCAAGCATTAACTATAGGAGCTAATAGTGTAGTATCAAACGGTGTACAGAAGTTCTTAATAGAAGATAAAGTAGATTTTTCTTTTTCTAGTTCATATGATCCAACAGAAGCATTAGTTTACTCTATCGATAATAACCTTCCAGCTGAATACGAACTTATTAAAAAGGTTAGAGCTAAAAGTGGGGAGGTACTTACTCAAACAGAAACAATAGGAACCGCATCGAAGTTTCTAACAATCGTAATAGAGGATAGTGATATTATAGGTGTAGTTGATATAGTAGACAGTAATAATAACATTTGGAAGGAAGTTCCATTTTTAGGACAAGAAACAGTCTACAACGAAACAGTTAACGGAGGAGATAACTCAAACAAAGTACCTTATTTAGTTTCAACATCAAAAGTCTCTAATAGATTTGTTACACGGTTCAACTCCTTAGGTCAACTACAAATTCAATTTGGAGCAGGAACTGCTACAGCTGATGTAGATTACTTTCTACCAAACCCGACAAATGTAGGATCACCAGTACCTATGGTAGGTAAGAATAGAAGCCTACAGGCATATGACCCTTCTAACTTCCTTTACACAGGTGCATATGGAAATGCCCCTGCTAATACAACATTAACGATAAGGTACTTAAAAGGTGGCGGTATAGAGTCGAACGTAGAAGCTAATACCCTGAGTACAATAGAAAGCATAAGTAAGACAGCAACAGATTTAACATACTCAGACACATTACTAGTTAATAACCCAAACCCAGCAACAGGGGGTAAAGACGGGGACACCGTAGAGGAGTTAAGACAGAACTCTTTAAAAGCGTTTAACGAAAAAGGTAGAATGGTGACTGCTCAAGACTTTG